GCGAAGAAAGAAGCAAACAAGGCTTAAACAATAGCTAACACTGCAAGGAGCATGCGATGGCAAAGAAAATCAGTTGGACCGATCAGCAGAAGCGAGAGCTTTACGAGGCGCTCAAGGCGCTCAAGGTTAACTATGGATCGATGAGCATCAAGAACATGATGCTTATTGCGTACAAGCAGTGCTTGCCAAAGCACTTGTGGCGTGGCATGAAGAGCGAGACTGGCATCTATGCCGCCGCGAAGAGCTTGCAGGACTTTGCACGGCTCGAACGCGAATTTGCTCCTTCCATTCCCGTGGATGACGAGCCGCCGATCTTCATGAAAGAGGACGAGGAGGCATTGGACCGTCTGGCCTCGCCTGAAGCGACGAAGGGGGCAGAGCCTCCTGCGCCCGAGACAGACTACTACATCCGCTTGTCAGCGCCGCTGATTCACGAGATGAAGGCCACTGTGCAGCAGACGGTTCGTGACGTGCTTACCGAACACCTCACGAACCTGTCACGTGACAATGATGATCGTCTGCAAGTCATGCTCGACCTGATGACCGAGCGGATGCAGCGCTTCGAGACGCGAATGGTCGAGCTGACAAAGGTCACAGCGAAGAAGCTCACGGTCCTTCTTGTTGGCGGTCGTGACAAGGATATCTCGAATCTACGGCAGCGGTTCCCTAGCATCGAGTTTGACAACGTCGAAGAAGGCGTACGTGACCTGTCCACAAAGGGTAATTATGACCTGGTCATTCATTGGGCAACATTCTCGAGTCACTCGATTGAAAATGTGCTGAAGACAAAATACAAGTCTTACGAGAAAGTCAAGACAGGCGCTGGCCTCTCGACAATTATCGATCTCATCAAACAAAGATTTCCCAAATGACAACTCATTACTCTTTCCCAAGCATCGAACAGTTCCGAACCGTGATCAAATGTGTGCGTGACCGGTGCACCTTCCACCGGGTTCCACTGCCGAAGCTCTCATTCTACGGTACCGTGAAACTCCACGGTACCAATGCCAGCATCGTGGTCACTCCTGACGGTGGGTACTACGCACAGTCCAAGAACCTGGTCATCACGCCGGAAGCTGACAACATGGGCTTTGCCAAGTTTGCTCATCAGCCTGCAGTACAAGCGTTTCTAACCCGTTTCGCAACCACGGCACGTGGCTTGTACTTTGACGCCCGTGACTGGGTCGAGCCTGTAAAGAACAGCACGTCGGTCGTTGTGTACGGCGAGTGGTGTGGCAAAGGCATCCTGGGTGGCACTGGCATCTCGCAGCTTGACAGGCGGTTTGTCATCTTCGCTGTTCAGCTGTTGATCGTCAGTCCCGAAGCTGAGAGTGAAGATAGTTGCTCACTGACTTGGCCAGCACGATCAATCTGGCTGATGCCCTGGGACATCGAAGAGGTATATGCTGATGCCCTGCCCGATGACACGATTCCTGTCTACTGCATTAGCAAGTTCCAGACTTGGAAGCTTGACATCGACTTCGCTAATCCTGCTGCTTCGCAAAATGAGCTGGTACGGATCACGGCTGAAATTGAAGCCAAGTGCCCTGTAGCTGCATCGTTTGGCGTTGACGGTGTGGGCGAAGGCGTAGTGTGGACCTGCTACGGCATCAGTGGTGAGCCAACGCCAATCCAAATCGATGACCTGGTCTTCAAGGTCAAGGGTGAGAAGCACTCTGACTCGAAGGTGACCACGGTCGCTGAGGTTGACATCGAGCGTGTCAACTCGCTGAAGGCGCTCGCTGAGACTGTATGCACCGAGCACCGTCTCGAGAAGGGCGCGGCGTTCTTGCAAGAGTCGCTGCACACCGAGGATATCTACCACACGCAGAACATCGGGTCTTTTCTCAAGTGGATTGGCAATGACATTCTCAAGGAGGAGGCTGATACCATCACTGGAAACGGTTTCAAGTCTCATGAAGTCACCAAGGCCGTGAACGAGCTCGCCAAAGCTTGGTTCTTCAATCTGATTAACAAGAGCGCGATGGTGGCTACCAGCTCGTAAATTTCATTTCGATTTTAAACGGCACGATCTTACCGCCGTCTAAGACAAGCTTGATATTAAGCCTCTTAGGCACAACACCGTGCTTAAGATAGATCTCGCCTTCTTTGATAGTTGCGCGTTCGCTAGCCCAGTACTCTGCGTACTCCTCTTGGGTGCCTGATGCGTTTGCAGGCTTTGCAGGCGCATCAGCAGCTATCTTTGCTGTGAGCTCCTTGATTTCTGCCCGGGCGGCTTTGAAGTTGGGATCATCCCAATTTATTTCATGCTCGCCTGTGTACTCTACGTAGCTTTCACCTCTACCCTTATTACCAAGCTTCAAGTCGTTAAAGTTAAGACGGTCATTTGTGAGGTTAAAGGGCTTACCCATAAACACGATCTTGTCCACATAACCGTCATCGATGATATGCTGAAGCATCTCTTCAGTAGTTCCCAAGTTCTTTGTCTTGGAATTCTTATGGGCATTTAGCCTATAAGCTAAGTTAGCCTTTAGCTTTTGCAGTTGCACAGTATAAGCTGAAGATAACCACTTATCGCTTGGCATCTTGCTTGAGATATCTGTTTTTGGCTTATTCTCAATACCCATCTTAAGATCAGTGCGTGCGGCATGCTTTTCAACACGTTCGGTGTCATTGGTGATTAAGATGACATCGAGCTTTGGCAGCTTAGCGATGCCAGGGAGCACCTTTACTGTCGCTAAAGCTTCGCCCTTTTCTTCGCACCACACAAGGATTGCCATCAGCTTAAACATGTCTGTAAGCCGCGTCTGTGCTTCAACGGTGCCGCCGTCATGAAGGCCTAGCGTTTTAAGAGCGGCAATCATCTCTGTTCCGAACTTGCGGGTTCCCGTCACTGGTGGGAGCTGGAAGCTTTCGTATTTTCTTAAAAACTCTTTTGTAAAGCGCCAAACATAGCTGTTGCTTTCTTTCAAGCCGGCATTTTTAGAGCTATTGCCTTTTATGAATCTAGCGTGAGTAACGAGCAGCACCTGCTTGCCGTTGATCTTAACTATAAGAGCCGGATAGTCTTTATCTTCTGTAAGCTTTTCAACTGCTTCTGCGACTGTAAGCTCATGCGTTTCAAGCTTAGAGCCTCGACCTATCCGAGCGTGAAGAGCGGTTGTTTTGCGAGTGTCACCAAAGTCAAAATCATCCTGCCAGGTGTTTCTTGCGTACTTGCTATTCGGCGGCGCAACATAAGAGCGTTTTGCACGTTCTTCGACTTCATGAGATTTTTCATAGCTCTTAAGCGTTGATAAGTCCTGATCAGATTTCCACATCGCCCCTTTACGTTGGAGCTTTTCAACTTCGCCAATCAAGGGTTTTAAAAGCTCCTTATCAACCGCGTCAAGGTTACCTAAATGCTCAAGCAGCGCTTCTTCAAATAATTCTTCTAGTTCTAGTAAACTGCTGATCTTCATAACCGCTCCAGGTGGTCAACTATTTAATGCTATGTCAGCTTATGATGTAGCGAGCTATGTAAATATGACTGGCATGAGAGGATTATATGACTGCGGTAAACTCGCTTACGAACTACGTTGACGCTGAAGGGCGAGAGCTTCAAGTACGTGTCACGCGTCTTAGCTCGACATCGGTTAAAGTTTCCTGGAACGTTCCCGACAAGCCTTATGTTTATGCTGGCGCTCTTGTCGTCGCTTCCCATCTCGAGCTTAACCCGTCGAACTTCCCCGTAGACGGTGTTCGCTATACAGCTTCGGCTGACTATAATGTACCTGCTGATCGAATTGGTCAAGCTCATGTCGTAGGCACGTTCTATGATGACATGACCACGACAGAGGTCACCATTGTAAACCTCCCTGAGAATGAGCCGGCATATGTAGCAGTGCACTTGGCTACCAACGTGTACAGCTACTACACGATTGGCGTGCGCTCGTATCCTGACTCTCAGCTGTCATCAGCTTGGGCATCGCACATTGACGACAACTACGGTCCGCCTGACAACCCTGTGTCAGGTCAGGTCTACTATGATCCCACGCAACGCATGACCTTTGCGTGGGACGGCACTGCATGGTTGCCAACCTCCGCACATACGGTGATCACAGGTGAGGTTGATCCTGTTGCTGTCATTCAGGTGTTTAACCAATCATACTCAGGTGTCGGTGACGGCTTACTTGTATCGGCTGCTGCGGGTTCAGCTGCAATTGAAGAGCAGGTGTGGACGGTCATGGCTGTCACGCCTACTGTCTTTACGGTGACAGGCTCGACGCTTGGCATCAAGCCATCAGCAACTGTAGGCGTGCCGTACACAAACAGCTCGTTAAGCTTCACTATCGAGCCAGGCGGCTTTCCGTTCATGGCAGGTGACACGTTCACCGTAAATGTTAAGTCAGTCACATCTACCCCTGGCTTGCCTACAGGCTATCCTAAGCAGGGCGACTTCTTCTACAACGTGCGGACTCGCAAGCTTAAGTGCTGGTCAGGCATCACGTGGATCGAGTCTGAGACGCCTGCAAAGGGTGTGCCTACGTATCAAAAGCTGCACATTGGCGACAATGGCGAGCCTGGTCCGCGTGACACGATCAAGGACATCCTGAAGCGGCAGCTTGGCTATCCTAAGGTTTGCGTTGAGCTTGACGAAGAGCAGTTTGACATCGCGCTGAATAACGCTTTGCAAGAAATTCGTCGACGCACTGACTCGGCTTACTACAAGCAATTCTTCTTCATGAACATCCTGAAGGGTCAAGACACATACTACTTAAATGACCCTACCAAGGAGCTCGATCGTATCGTTGACGTGATCAAGGTTCACCGGCTTAACATGCTTGGCTTAGTGAACTTTGGGCCTGATAACCTTTATGCTCAGCAGTTCCTAAATCAATTTTATGCGCCTGGCGTGGGCTATGACTTGGTCTCGATCCACCTCATCCACTCGCTGTCTGAAATCTACTCTCAGCTGTTTGCAGGTGACGTTGCGTACAATTGGCGCGAATCGAAGCGTGAGCTCAAGATCTACCGTAGCTTTGGTCACAATGAGAAGGTGCTGATTGAATGCTCATGCGAACGTCCTGAGCAAGAGCTGCTGATTGACCGTTGGACCCAACAGTGGATTCAGCAGTGGGCTGAGGCAGAGCTGATGTTCATGCTGGCTCATATCCGCGGCAAGTTCTCGACGCTGCCTGGCCCTGGCGGTGGTCTGTCGCTGAACGCTGACGCCCTCATGTCAGAAGGTCAACGACTGCAGGATGATTGCGTAAACCAGATAAAGAATTACGAAGTTGGGCAAAACGGCCCTGACAACTTCCACATGCCGTTTGTGATAGGATGATTGATTAAAGCAATACATAGTTACATGATAACTATTGAGCTGCTTGAAGAGCGTCTATACGAACAGTCAAAGCATGGTCTTAGGCCTAGCTCTAGGAAGATTGCGGCTCGTGATAATCAAGCTCTCATCAGCGAGTTAGCAGCCGTTACAGCTTACTTGCCTCAAGACGCGTCCATCTTAGAGCGTATCTACTCTGTCAAACATGGGTTAACTTCTCGTCCATGCTGTCAAACCTGCGGCGGCCCGCTTCATAGCCGGGCTCTCTCAAGATTCAAAATTTCAGAAGGCTATACAAAGTTTTGCTCTCCTCGTTGCGTTAGAGGCAATCCTGCAGTGCAGGCTAAGCAGGTGGCCACCTGCTTAGCCAAGTACGGTGTCAGCTCTGTGCTTAGGGCTGAAGCCGTACGAGATAAAATCAAGCAAACTAATTTAGAGCGCCATGGCGTTGAATCGACTTTACAAGCTACGCACGTAGCAGCGGCCAGGGCCGCTGGGTTGAAAGCCTATCACAACGACGATAGGCGCATGCGTCTCGCCGCGCTAAAACGCATCGGGCAACGAGAATACCCCGACTACAAAGTTGAGCTCGACGAACAGCTTTTTCTATCAGACCTCACAATGAGGTTTACTCATAGCTGTGGTCGTGTGTTTGAAGCAAGGCTGTTAAATGGACAAGCGCCAAGATGTCCAAGCTGTGATCCGCAACGCTCAAACATCACAGCCCCGCACAAGTCTATTGTTAAGCTCTTAGAGCCTTACTGTGGCTTAGGGCTTGTTCAGAACAGCAGAAGCATGCTTAAGCCCTCTCGTAAGGAGCTTGACATCTATGTTCCAAGCGCTAGGCTGGGGATTGAGATAAACGGCTTGTACTGGCATTCATTCTTTGCTGAAGAACGTGCATTGATTCAGCTCACAAGAGACTACCATCTTGAAAAGACTCGGTTAGCTGAAGCTAACGAAATTCAGCTGATTCATATATGGGAGCACGAAGCAAATGATCCGCGGATGCATGACATCCTCTTAAGCAAGCTTGGAGCGACTGTAAAGATCGGAGCTAGAAAGCTCGAAACAAGATTGATAAGCTATAAGCAAGCGCAGGAGTTCTTGCTTAAGAATCATCTGCAGGGCAGTGTGGTCAGCAGCTATCAAGTTGGGCTATTTAGAGCAGACGAGCTCTTAGCGGTAATGACGTTAGGGAAGCCCAGATTTAGCAAAGACGCGGACTGGGAACTCTTAAGGCTTTGCTCGAAGCTAGGGATCACAGTCGTAGGCGGAGCGAGCAAGATGCTCGCTAGATTTGTAAAAGACATTGCTCCCAGCTCGATCTTAAGCTATGCAGAGCGAAGATTAAGCAGCGGCAACGTATACAAAGCCTTAGGTTTTGCTCTCATGAGACGGACCTCTCCAGGATACTTTTATTGGAAGACAGACAATGGCTCTATCCGGATAGTATCAAGGTACATGGCTCAAAAGCACAAGCTCCCTAAGCTCTTGGGTGACAGCTTTAACGTCGAGCTGACGGAGCAGCAAAACATGCTTAAGCAAGGCTACGGCCTCGTGTATGACTGTGGACAGCTAGTGTTTATCAAACAGTTTGGCTAAATAAGCTCGATGTACTACTATCTCCTAAACTCGTTACTGCTTGAAGGCGAAGTAGGTCAGAACGGCCCTGACAACTTCCACATACCTTTCGTGATCGGTTAAGCTATGCTGCTAAAACAATTGCTCGAAGCTACCAAGCAAAGCTTATTCAAAGTTCAGCAAGAGCTTGTTGACGCGCTGCCTAATAAGCTTAATGTCGAGCTCGTGCATGAGAAGTACTTTGACAGGTACTACCTGCGCGTTAGCAATGAAAGACAGTTAAGCATCCGCGTTGAGTGGCCTGGCGAGCAGATGAAGTTTACGATCACGCGCGAGTATGAAACAGGCGATAGCCGATATCCCGAGATCCGCTCTATAAAAGAGCTGGTGATGATCCTAACCAATGAGCTTGAACATGGCTGATGAACCGCTAGACTGTAACGCTCCGCCGAACCCACAGTTCGCTTACGATACGACACCTGACAAGTACGTGCCGTCACCGATCTGTGTCGGCACGGTTGACTACTCTACGTCCGAATGCGCCGATCACGAAGCAGAGTACATCGCCAGCTTGCAGGCTGAAGCTCTCGAGATGGCAGCTGGCCCTGTCAATATCTTTCCTATGCTCGGTGTACATAGCCAAGGTTCTACCGTTGACCTGATCAGCACTACAGGCTACCCGCTCTCATCAGGAGCCCCAAGCGGCTTTAACGCGCTTGACGCTTTCAACATTAATGAAGAGTCATGGCGCTCTATTCAGCAGGGCAATGACGTAATTACAGCGCCTGCATACATCGGGTACTGCTTTGGCACTAAGAAGGCTTGGGAGAAGATCGGCGCGCCGCAAGAGCGGTATGTCAAGCCAGAGCCAGTACGAAAGCAGGTCGGCTCGATCAAGATCAAGCAGGGTTCGGTTGCTGAGAACCGCGTGACAAAGCTACGCATTGAAGTAAGCGATGATGGAGTCGCTTGGAAGCGTCTAGGAATCGTTTCCATCCCAGATACAGGGGATTTAGTTACCGTAGGGATTCCATCGAATGCAATGTATAACCAGTGGCGTCTGGTACCCATCTTCTTCAACGGCATTGCGACAAACTCCCAATGGGAGGTTATTGAGCTGCATCTTGTTGAGGCTACCACAACGAGCATTGACAACATTCAAGACTTCTTCCTCAATGAAAACCGCGATAGGTCATACAGCCGACAGTCAGTGCTGCTTAAGTGCCAGTATGACTTGCTTGATGTACAGTCTGAACTAGCCAAGTTCGGTATTAGCTTGCCACAGACCTACATCTTCACGTGCAGCTACGCTATGATGATTCAGCGTTTAGGCAGGCCGATCCTCATCGGCGACGTGCTCGAACTGCCTGGTGAAGTACAGTATGATGCAATGCTCAACCCTGTGCGTAAGTGGCTTGAGGTTACTGACACGGCTTGGGCGACCGAAGGTTATTCGTTCAACTGGAAGCCCCAGATGTTTAAGTTCTACGGTCAGCCGATCATGCCATCCGTAGAACATCGTGACTTGCTTGGCACGCCAGGCAAGGTAAATGACGCTATGGCTGATGATGACTTCTTAAAGGGCGTGCTGCAAAATGACGCAGCTTATAAGTCAACTGAAGCTATCATGCAGCAGAGCAAGGATGACGTGCCGCAAACAGGTGGTGACCCCCAGAACATTCGCTCAGGCAAAGCTATGGGTCAGCCACCAGGTACTTATGACGGTCGTGACCCATACGTGCAGGACGCTATTCCACCTGACGGCGCGTCGTTCACAATGGGTGATCAGCTGCCTGCTGCTAACACAATCGCTGCTGGGCACTATCATCGACAGACCTACACAAACGCGCCTATTTCGCTTCGACCTGCTGACAGGCTGCTAAAGTGGAACGGTACGCGTTGGAACGTGATCGAAGTTAACACGCGTGTAACTTACGAGTCGCATAAGCGTAGCGTTTCTCGAATTCTAAGCTCAGCAAACAAGGTCAACTTGGATGCTAAACCATGAAACTTGCTGAAGGCTTGATTAAGCTCCCTCCCAGGCTTCTTAGCCAAATGACCGAGTTTGTGCTGACGTGGTACTTTGCGCATGTATCTGCTACAATTGACAAGCGCTTTCGCTTTGATGAAGACTCGTTAGACCGTGCGCATCACTTGCTTAGCGCTGCTATGGCTGAGCATCATGTAGCAGTACCGCAAGCTAAGGTGCGCATCGCACGAGAAAAGAAGGTTTTCATGAAAACCTTCGAGCTCAATCATGAAAGCGTGTATGACACGCAGCTTGCGCTGAACGTAAAGCTTAAGCTGGTATTTGAACGACATCGAGGCTTAGCTACAAACCTTGGCGTGTACCGTGACAACACAGCATTCATCATCCTGTCGCCGTATAACCTACACATGACTGGCGCGTCATTAGCTACAGTTGCATCTCTTAAAGCTTCGCTTCAAAAGGTACCTGAGCTTTTGGGCTTTCTTGAGCACGAGTTAACTCACTTAATCCAGCATCGGTTTTTCAATCATGCTGATCAGCTCAAAGGTAATTATAGCCAGACGGATGAGTTCGATGATGCCTACGGCCTTGCCCCTGTAGAGTTCGACCCACTTATCAAGAGCTCGCGAGCAACGTTAAGACGATTAGAGCAAAAGTATAAAGGCTATCCTGAGTTCAACCGGACAGAGATGATTAATGCGTACCTATCTGCCGGCCCAAAGCCTAGGTGGATGCATGATAGCGATGTCTGTCAATTCTTTGAGGTGTTGAAGCGTCGCGCACCGGTTCGATGGAAGAAGGCCGTTAAACTCTTTATGCATGCTTATTGATTGCATAAATACCAAACATGAGAGGTCATACATGAAAGTCAATAACGTCATGGGTTCAAAGCCCGTCAATGATACGCTACGCCGCTTAGTTGACGCGGTTGTTGAAGGGCGATCAGCTGCACCAGCACGCGAGATCAATAAGAAGATCGTTGAAGCCGCACCTGCTATCGAGCAGTCGGAACCCGATGAGGTCGAGCACAAGCTGCTGTTCCAGCCTAGTGAAAGCTTCAAGCATATTTTAAGCTTGATCGCCAAAAGCGATAAAAAGTTGTATAATCGTATTATTGGGTTGGAGTAATTAATGGCCGATTCAGATAAAAAATTCTCCGTCTCATCGACTGCTCCTGCTCAGCGTTTGAAGTTCATAGACTCGATCATTGCCGACATGAAGGGCAAGATGCATCGACATGTGCTCGGTGGTATGCTGCTTGCAGGTGACCCTGGTGTTGGCAAGACCTCATTTGTGCGTCAGCTCTCTCGCCTCTTAGGTATGACGCTTGTGTTGATTGAAACTCCGCACTTGGTCGAAGAGCACATCATCAACATCCCGTTCATCGTATACCATCCAGAGTCTGACGCGTCGAAGTCCGGCGTAGTTAAATCTAAGGGTGATGATTTTGACATCGAGCTAGCTGACTCTGACCTATACAACCAGGTCATGAAGTCTAAGAAGCTGCCTGACTCAGAGGTGCTTGCTAAGATCAAGTCGGATGCAAACCTCTTCGCGCTTCATCAAAAGCTTGGCGGCACAGAAACAGCCTTTTCAAAGCGTGTTCAGCAGCTCCGTGAAAACTTTAACTGTATCTTATTCCTAGATGAGTACTATCGCGAAACTTCGACCTCAATTCGGAACATGCTTCGTGGCATCTTGAACAGGAACTTGGGCTTACATGAGCTCCCTGACAAGGTCTATTGCATCTATGCTTCGAACATGAATGATGAGGGCATCGAAGAAGTTGCCCTGAATCAGGACTATAGAAAGCTCACATTTAACAACCCAGGTAAGCAAGAGTGGTTTACATGGTTCGTGAATAAGTTCCAGCATGAGAAGCATGTTAAGCTTGACATGCGTGTCATTGACAAGTTCTTTAACGCGCTTGAAGAAAATGACCTGTCGTCTGATGACGCAGAAGCTGACGTGCGTACGTCACCTCGGCGTTGGGAGCAGCTTTTACTGCTCATTAATGCATCGCTGCCTGTTAAGAGCGAAAAGGAAGCACATGTGCTCATGAGCCAAGTGCACCTGAACTTTGAAAACTATGAAACAGGCGCAAAGGCTAAGCTCGTAGAAAAGGTTTCAGCCGCTGTAGCTGAGCTCATTAAAGAGACGTCGCATATCACGATCGGCCCAAATGACACTCATCCTATTGAGCACTGGCGCGACGTGCTTAAGCATCAGCTCGAAGTTAAGATGAAGCTTAACGAGTCACGGTCTTACGTACCTGTGATCTCTGGGTTGCCTGGCATCGGTAAGACTAGCCACATTCAATCTGTTGCTTGGGAGCTAGGTCTTGTCCCGGTTATGATTGAAACTGATAAGCTGACTGCAGAGGACGTGATTGGCTTACCGGTTCCTGGCGGAAAGAGCGCCACCGGCAGCAGGACGATTAAGTTCTCTGAGGCTATGCTCTATAAAGTGATCATGAACAAGATCAAAGAGGGCGAGAAGATCCTTAAAGAGCATCTTAAGACGTTCCACTTAGGTTCAACTCATGGCTCTGGCGAGCTTCGGTCGCAAGATGCTGATCCTGAAGTCGATTGGAAGGAATTTCAGTCTCGCGAGCATAAGTACTTAATCTTCTTCGACGAGCTGAACCGTGTGCCGGTCAAGACGTTCAACGCGCTTCGTCGGATTCTGCTTGACAAGACATTTGTCGGCGAACCCGGGCATGAAGGCACGTTAGAGCTGCCTAAAGGCTCCATCATTGTTGCCGCTATTAACCCAAGCGATGGTGCGTCAACGACATCGATGACTAAGCACATGCGTGACGTGCTGGACATCATTCCTACTGGTTCGAGCTGGAACCAGACTGTAACATTCTTAAAGACTAAGCTCGAGCCAGAAGTTAAGAAAGAGCTTGAAAATCCTGAGATTGCTAAGCCGATTCTTGAAATCCTCCTTGCATTTCATCAGCATTACAGCGATGATGAAAATAAAGGCAAGCATGGCGGCACCGAAACCGAGTTCCACATGCTTACGGGTTCAAAGGGCATTTACATCTCACCTCGAGAGTTCTCTGACCTTTATACCTCAATGTGCAATGAGGTGGATATAAAGATTGAGCGGTTCAAAGAGGACGCTATCAAAGAGGAAGATCCAGCTGAAGTCGAGAAGATGGCGTTTGAAGTGAAAAGCGACTTGTATGATGTTGTTCACTCTAAGCTTAGCTTCATCATTGAAAACAAGCACAAGGTTGAAAATCCTGAGTTCTTCGAAGAGCTGAAATCATGGTTCCTGCACTCAGAGGAGGCTGACAAGCTTGACTTGGTAGCAAAGAAGGCTAAGACGTTGTCATTTGAAGAGATCTTCAAGAAGGTCTATGACGATGAGAACATGCTGTTGGCTGACAATGGTGAGTTCATCAACTACATCCAAAACGGCGATCCAGCGATGTTTAAGCGTGACCTCACGCACTTCTTGATCACCCGTTCAACGAACAACAAAGCCTTCTACCTTGATGAAGTTCGGTTCTTGCGCGAGCTTCAAGCGGATGGTACCACCATTAAGAATGGAACTGACAAGAAGACTAACAAGTCAAAGGTCACCCACTTCGAGCACTTCATAAGAGAGATCTTAAATGCGATCTTCATGCATGGTCTTTCGAAAGAGTATATCCTGCCGTTAAAGCAAAGCATTAACGAGCTGTTAGGGTCGCCTGACTTACCTGATGAATCATTGAAGGATCTAGGCGCCATTAACTCGCGCTTGTCAAAGTACATCACAGAAATTAGCAATCAAGCTAAAGCTCGGGAAGAGAAGAAGAAATGACAAAGCCTCCCTGCGTAGAGTGCGCCGTTGACGAAGGCAGGGACTTTGACACCCTGCGCCGTTTGCTCGAGGGTGAGAATGCTGACGGCTCGTTTACATCTAACTTATCTGTGACTGAGCGAAAGCTGCTCAAAACAACGTTTAGCGATCCGCACGTCAAGGCTATCATGGATCACGCGATGAGCGGTGATCAGAAGAAGATTGACCACTTCAAGGATGAAGTAACCGAGGCGCTGCAAAAGCTTGAATGTGTAGCAAAGGTCTCTCCGATCTTGTATGAAGCTGCGGTTGATAACATTATCGAGACGAAGCTGTTTGACAAGTATTGGAAGCGACCCGAAACGGCAGCTGAACTGATCGCTAAGCAGCTTGGCGTTACGCTAGATCATCCAGACCATGTTAAGCGTGCGCCTGACGTAACGACGGCTCCAAAGTTTAACTTGTTGACTTGGAATAAGCTGCTGCAAAAGATTAGGACTGAGTCAAGAACATTCTTTCCACTTCGAAACATGATGGACTATCATGTGATTCATCGACCGTCATTTAAGATCATCGGTGATGGGCTCAATGAAAGAGACGAGAAGCGGTTTAAAGGCATTGATACAGCTTGTGCTACCGCTGATGGGACCTTTGTCTTCAACGTCAAGTTTTGCCAAGCGCTGCTCGATTTCGGCCACTTGAAGGGAATCAAAGCAGGTTCTGGTAAGTTTGGCAAGAAGTATAAGTCGCAAGGCGGTGACATTCCTGATGAGTGGGAGTACATCGAGTTCTTGATTCGTCACGAGCTAATGCACTTCACCTACTCTGACTTCCACTATCAAAAGATCATCAAGGAGTCAACACCTACGCTGATCAACTGGGTAGGTGACTTTCGCTCAAATCACCGTTTGATTCAGCAAGGCTTCAATCAGCTTCCCATGGGGCTGTTCTCAGCATATGTAAACTTTCACAGGCAAGGCTCTTACCAAGAGATGTTTAACCTTGTCAAAGCTGAGTTTGCTAAGATCAAAGATCAGTGCAAGGAAGAGCTTGAAAAGGCGATGAAGAGCGCCGATGACCACTCGCAAGGCGGTAGCACTACTGAAGGTGGCGAAGGTGAAGAGGGTGGAGAGGGTGGAGAAGGAGCACCAGGAGAAGGAACTTCTGGTAAGGGCAAGCCGGGTAATGGTAAGGGCGGAAAAGCGTCAACCCAAGATAACGGCGAAGAAGGTGAAGGAAAGCCTGGTGAAGGCGAAGGGAAAGATAAGGGCGAAGGGAAAGATAAGGGCGAAGGGAAAGATAAGGGCGAAGGTGAAGGTAAGTCAGGCGAGGATAAGGGCGGCAAAGATAAGGGCGACAATGATAGCGATGATCCTGGCGTAAGCAAGGAAGGCGACCGTGGCGAAAGGGGTAAGGGTGGCCACGGTAAGACCAATGAAAGAAATCTAACGCCTGAAGACATCGATAGCTGGAACAAGAAGCAGCATGAGCGCATGGAGAAGGAAGATCGTCAAGCGACCGACGAGACTACTAATCCTGACTATGACGCCAAGCCTAGCGGCGGTGGCCCTGGAACTGCTAAGGGCGGTCATCATAAAATTGACTATAGCAAGATTACGC